TCTTGAAGTAGCGCATCGACCTCGTCCTCTGTCAATCGCCGATCCCAACCTGCCGGTATAGGTAGCTCAAGTCGTCGATCAAACGGTACGCGCAGGTGAGAAGGATCGATGACCCTCCCAACGCCCACGGTCCAAAGCCGCGCCCCGCATCGGTATGGGCGATACCGAACACCCTCGTGGTGCTTCAGCATTTTGATCAGCGCGTTCATTTTTTGCTGAACGCTTGGCTTCCAAACCAAAAACTTATGATTGACGCCCAGATGATCTGGGTGTCAGCGTCCCACAGGTTAGCAATTACCTCTGCAAACGGGGTTCCCAGATGCCACGCATACGCCGCACCGAAGATGTTGATGAAGCAGAGCAGGGCAAACATCCCGTAGGTGATGACCGGGCGGACCAGAGCGCGGGCATTGATCACCCACCTGCTTGCGCCTTCCCCGATAGCAATATCGTGGGCGTACAGGGCTTGCTTCTCTTGCAGAGCGAACTGTTGGGTAGAAACATCCGCCGTGATCTGAAGCTGGTCAGTTCTGATCTCTTCTACCCTTGCTTGAGCCTCAAAACCTGCCTTTCTGAGTTCCAGTTCCCGCTCGATCTGCATCCGGGCCAAGGCCAGTTCATGCGTCTTGTCTGCGCGGTCTTGAAAGAACCCTAAGAGTTTAGGCAAGCCCCCGGCGAGGAAGGAAAGAAGGGTCGTAAGAAGGGTGATCATTTTGTCCCCGTTGTAATGGTGTCGTCGCCCTTGGTCACAGTCACTCTTCCTTCAGTGACATCTACCTTCATCGGCGGCTCTTTCCGGTCTAGCTTGTCTAAACGCTCAATGAGAGACTTGATGACCTCAAACTCCGGCCTCTCCTGCTTCGCATTAGCCCCGGCGATACCGTTGAGCATGGCGATGAGCGCCGTCAAAGCAGCCGATACAAGACCGATGACAGCGGCGATCTTGGACTCTTCTAATAAGAGGCTAGCCCCAACACCGACGATGACGATAGCGGTGATGTATGCCAGACCATGTTTCCCAATCGCTTTCCCGGCGACTTCCTTAGCCGCAGACTCAGCTTCCAGCCTTTGTAACTCGGCCTTGGCTTGAGCCTTCAGCATACGGATTTCGTGTCTCACCGGGATATCTCGGCTAACACGAGCATTAACCCAATTATCAGCATCATCAGCCATATTAGGCACTTACCCACGGCAGGGGAGGGCTGACCACTACGGGGTGCTTTTGGAGTTCCAGTTGGGCTTGAACTGCGGCTTCCGTCGCGGCCTTGTCTACGCCGTTTGCCCAGATCCAACCGAGCACTTCGTTCTGCGTGAGTTGGTCGTAGGGGACAAAGCTCGCCGGGTTCGGGCCGGGAACAGAGCAGGTGGAGTAGACAGAGGCAGAGTAGGTCTTGTCACCATCTACTTCGGTCTTGGATACTCTCCAGTGGACGCAATAGACAACATCGCTCAATCCATCTTCCTGTACGCGACAGTCCATCCGGGACACTTCCCAAATCGGGCTAGCACTCATTTGCTTTTCTCCAGTTCCACGGCAAAGCCGAATTATGAATCAAGACACCAGACATTGACGGCTGATACAACACACCATCATCTAACTTGTTTTTCTTGTGCATGTTGTAATACGCCGAAACCACTCTTAGGTTCCAAGGCACATGCAAACCACACACGGTTTTGCCTTGCAACGGCACTATATGGTCAACGTGACATTTGAAACCTGCATTGCCAGAAGTTTTGCTAGCAAAGATATAGATCGATTCCATTTGCCTAAACTGTTCTGGCGTCAACCATTTTGGCGTTGCTTGTAACTTTTTTGCTTGTCGCGCTTGTTCGCTCGCAGCATGTTGAGGTTTTCGCTTGGCGGCACTTTTCCTAATTGTCTCTTTTACCTTTTCAGGGTTGTTTAATCGGTACTTTGCTGACGCAAGGCGATACTTTTCTGGATTTTTAGCGTATCCCTTTTTATACCAGTCCGGGTCTTTAATTAGTCGTTGCTTGTTTATTTCTAGACATTTCAATCGGAAACACTCAAAGCAATTCCCGTTTGATACAGCCCGTTCTGCCACATGACCATATTTACAAGGGCGACCAGTAAAGTATCTTGTTTTCCCGGCTGCTTTGGCGGCCGCTCGTTCTTTGGGCTTGTATTGGTGATCGGCTAAATGCAGCACGCCCATGATTAAGCTCCTTTGAGTGCGGCCACTTCGGCCTCTAGGGTTTCAATACGGGCCATTGCTTCTTGCAGGGCGACAGCGGCTTTCATCAGCAACACCGAGGTCTTAACTGACTTGGTGGTCGTGCCAAGGTCGGTGCCTTCAGCATCGCGGTCTTGATGCTCATCAACTAGACCCGGAGAGGTCAGTTCGACTTCCTGCGCCACTACGCCCAACTGGACGCGACCAGACGGATCGTCTTTCATCTTGAACTTGCGGAAGCGCAATGCTTTGATGTCTGACCATTGTGAACCTGCGTCCACAATGTCAGTTTTCATCTTCTGGTCAGAGATAGCGCCATAGGAGTTATTGGTATTAGTTACATCACCGGAGTCGGCTACACGGAACCTAAACAAGTTAGCGGTCGTGTTGTATGCGCTAATGATGTAGTAGGTATTGTCTGTAGTGTTTCTTGCGTTCGATATGAAAATTGTGCCGTCTGTAACTGACGAAGTGCTGCTGTTTCTAACAACTAGCGTATTATTAGTGTCGTTAGAAACCATTTCGTGATAAGTGCCTGTACTTCCAACATACGACCCCGTATTACTCGCCTTAAAGTACCCACCGCTGGTGATACGGGCGCGTTCGTTAGCTACCCCGTCTGTTGAAAACACAATAGAAGAAGATGTCCGAAGGTTGTCAGGGTCAGCGACAATTACAAGAGAGTTTTCTCCGTGAGACCAAACCCCCATAAATCCCAACATTTCATTATTGGAACTGACAACTCCATAAGCGCCATAATTAGAGGTGCTACTACCCTTGACTTGGATATTAGGCTGATAGGCTGTTCCAACAGAGGATGTGTAGCCTATAAGTTGATGCCCACTGCTGTCGATACGGGCGCGTTCGGTGTTGTTGGTGCCAAAAAGCAAAGCATGGTTTGTTTTAGCAAAAACATAAGTGTTGTCATTTGTAGCAGTGCCAAAAAACCCCGTGCCAGTTCCAGCACCATTAACGGAAACATAAGCAGCAGCATTGCCAGAAGAGTTTCCTTTCAGCACTAGTGTTGTTTCATCTCCAGAAATACCTGTCGTTAAACTCGTCGTACCAACCAACAAATTCCCACTAGCATCCAGCGTCATTGCTTGGGACAAGGATGCGGTATCACTACCTGTGCCGTTCCACGAGGTTGTTGATACCGTCCAAATATGTGAGCCAGCGTTTTGGTAATACAGCGTTGCATACCCAGCCGACATAAAAATGCCAGTGTCGGATGCGTTGTATCTAAAGTTCTGAGCTACACCAGTAAATCCGCTGCGGCTAAACAAAGATGCGTTGTTTGTAAGCTGTAATACTTTGTTGTTTGCATTCCAGTCACTAGGCGTCACCCCCAGACCGAGGTTGCCGGAGGCGTTGAAAGTCATATTGCCTGAGCCTGACACAATATTAAAACGCTGTGTGTCAGTAGTCGGATCGTAAATACAAAACTCTCCAACATTAACCGTCGTGCCTCCGCCTGATGAAATATCCCAAGATTTTCCAGATCCTGCTGTAGAAGTAATCCTTAGTTTTGGCTCATTAGCGGAGATTTGAAGTTTCTGTGCAGGCGAACTCGTCCCAATCCCTACCCCGGTAGAAGTCGTCACCAGCGTATCAACAGGCGTAGAGCCGTTAAAACTGATTGCTTGCGTTGATCCTGCTGTACCAGCACCTACTATGTTTAGTGTGCCGGTAGAGGTGATACGGGCGCGTTCGGCAAGCGTACCCGTACCTGTAGTAAGAAATTGAAGGTTATAGTTATTTGATGAATCATAACCTGATCTAATCCGACCAGCGGTTCCAATTGCCCCGCCGGTTGTTAGCGGCTTTCTAAAGTCTAAATTTGTGTCGTAACCAAAATCGGCGCTTGATGTTAAAGCAAGAATAGTAACTTCAGTAGCAGTAGAGGATTGAACTTCAAGTTTGTACGAAGGTGTGCTTGTGCCAATACCGACCCGATCCGCAGACGCATCAGCCAATATCAGATGAGTATCCGTATCTCCCTCTACACGGAAATCTACATCTGCACCGTTCTCGTTGAATACAGCACCGCCGTTCGCAGTCAGGGCCGTAGAAATCGTAACCGCCCCGGTAGAGTCCGTCAGGACAATAGCAGACGTACCATCCTTGGCCTTGATGTTCGTGACTTCGAGGTTGGTAGTGTCGATGGTCGTTGCATTGACGGTCGTCACAGTCGCAAGCGGGGTCACGACGGACGTCGCAAAGTAACCCGTGCGCGGGCGCGTCGCGCCGCTCGCACCGATGTCGAACGTGTTGTCGGTGAAGATCACGTTGCTGTTCACCGTCCCAGGCACCGTGATCAGGTCGGCCGCAGCATCGCCCAAGGCCACCGCACCGTTCAAGGTCGTCGCACCGGACGCGGTCAGCGTCGTAAACGCCCCAGTGGACGCGGACGACGCACCCACCGTCGTCCCATCAATCGCCCCGCCGTTGATGTCCACGAAGTCGAACATCTGGATGACGTTCGTGCCGTCCACGTACAAGTGCGCCTTGCGGCCATTCGGGACCGTGATGCCCGTGCCGCCAGAGGTCTTGACGGTGATGCTCTGCCCGCCCGTCGTATTGTTCTGGACGATGTACTGCTTCTGGATGGTAGGCACCACCAGCTCGCGCGTGGTCGTCAAACTCAACACCGACGTCACATTCAACACCAGCGCCCGAGCGATCTGGGCGGCGTTGCTATCCGCCAAGGAGATTGTCAGCGTGGCGTCCGACAGATATTCAGGATTGCCATAGCCTACGATGGCCTGCTCAAGCGCCGTCCCCAAGTTTGTGTTGGTGATGCCGCCCCAAGTTCCCGAGTTTTCCCCGGTCGCCATGAGCTCGATCTTTAGGTTCGTGGAGTAGGTGCTTGCCATGCTCGTTTCCTTTACGTTGTGATCTGCGTCCAGATCACCGTATTGCCGTCAACGACAGCTACCCAGCCCGGAGACTGTGCACTGCCAACATTCTGCCACCCAGGCGTCTGACTGTCATCCACCGCAGCCCACCCAGGCGTCTGTGAGTCGCTAACCCCTTGCCAGTTCGGCGTCTGATCATCATTGATCACGCTCCAAACCAACACCGGCGTCAAAAGCGCCGTGGCCGATACGCCCGTCACCAACACGTCCGCGTTCGCGGCTACCGTCACACTGCCCACGGACCCCGTGGCCTGCAAGCCTGTGACCGTGACGTTGCCCTGACCACTAATCGTGACCGTGCCCACGGCTCCAGTGGCAGCGACGCCCGTCACCAACACATCTGCATTGGCCGTCGTCGCAACCGACCCAACAAAGCCCGTTGCAGAGACCCCAGTCACCAGCACATCTGCATTGGCCGCAACCGTGACGTTGCCCAACTGCATCGTGCCCACAACGCCAGTCACCAGCACGTTGGCGTCGCCCGTCACCGCAACGCTGCCCACAGCGCCCGTGGCCGACACACCAGTCACCAGCACGTCAGCGTTGGCTGTGACCGTCACTTGACCGAGCTGCGTGGTGCCTACAACGCCCGTCACCAACACGTTGGCGTCAGCCGCAATCGTGACGCTGCCCACAGCGCCCGTGGCTTCTACCCCTGTCGGAAGAACATTGGCGTCGCCCGTCACCGCGACGGTGCCGACCGCCCCCGTGGCCGACACGCCAGTAACCGCTACGTTCGCGTCGCCCGTGACGGCGACCTGGCCCAACAAGGCGCTCGCAGAGACGCCTACCAGGGTGACATTTGCATCACCCGTCGTTGCAACCGATCCGACCTCGCCCGTGCCAGTGGGAAGAGCCGCAAGGCTCTCGCCCCACGGATCGTCACCCCAGCCTACGCCGGAAGCATTCCACCCTTGGAACGCAACGGTTGCATCAGCCACCTACACTCCTTAGGCAATCCGAATGATCGCACTGGTCGAGTCGGCAGTGGGGAAGATGATCGTGAACGTACCGTTGGTCGAGGTCTTCGCCCCGCCAAAGTCCAGAATACAGACCGACGGATCGCCCGCCGCCGAGTCGTTGTAGATCATCGCGCCGTAGGCCGTGATCGTCGCACTCGTAAACGACAGGTCCGCAAAGTCCGTGAAGGCAGTCGTCCCCGAGCTCGTGGGTGTCACGTTGGTCAACGCGCCACCGCCCGCCGAGTACGTGCCTGAGGCACTGACCTCGCCTGAGGCCGTGTACGCCGTGGTCGCAGCAGTAAACGACGGCGTGTTGTCGTAAAGCGCCAGCTTGAACGTGTTGCCAGTGCTGGTCGTGAAGTTGTGCACGGCCCTCATCAGCTCGACCTTGAAGCTAGTGCACATGAAATTGCCCGAGAACGCCATAGCTACTCTCCTAACAGATGGACCAGCTCAGGATGCCCTGCCTCATGAAGGCGCTGCGCAATCGTTGCTCGGTCTTGCTCAACAGCTTCCTTCAGATAGAAGGAAACCACGTGTTTCACGGCTTCCTTAAAAGCCCGCGCCTGCTCGCGCACCGCCGGGTGCGACTGATCCCCGACGTAAATGATCTTGTCGGCCGCGCGCTGCGCCAGTTCGTCCACAGACCACCCGCGCGCCTGCGTGGTGACAACCTGCACCCCACCTACCATCACGGGAGAAGATACGCTGATCATGGCCCAGGAGACTCCGACTTGACGGGAATACGAATCATGCCATCACGGTACTCATCGCGGCGACGACGGCCCTGCTGCTCGATGCCCAGGCCCTGCAACGCCTCTTTGTACGCGCCCTTGAAGTAATTCAACATCTCACCAGGGCCCTTGGTGTAGCTGTACGCCTGAATCAGGCAGGCATACAAGAGCGCTTCCGGCGCGTTCGTGCTCACCCAGGTCGTCGTATTCGTCGAAGAGAGCTGCGGCGGCCGGTAAATGTAGCCAAGCTCGGCCGTGTAGCCAGAGTTGGGCGTCGGCGCAACGTAGAACGTGCTTTGATCCCACACCGAGTAGTACTTCGGCACGCCCGTGGCCGACCCATCGGGCCAGTACTCCTTCATGAACGACGTGTCGCGGAAATCCAAGAACACTTGGTCCCCGCTGACCGTGATCATCAAGTACCGATGCGTCAGGATGTCGGTGGGCGCGGTCAAAAACTTGTTGCCCTGCGTCAGATTCCCCGAGACTTCTTGCTTGAACACGTCCAAATCAATCTCGCGAAGAATCTGGTTCTCCGCCATCGTGATGAACGTGTTGATCACCGAGTTCGTGAAGACGTTGCTCCCCACTTCGGTGTAGTTGCGAATGTTGGTGACCAGCTCATCGTAGGTCATGACGTGCTCACTGTGACAGACCCAACGGAACCCAAGGCAATGAGCGCTTGGCCTTGCACATAAGGCCGCATGTCGTTAGTGCCGCGCGCACTGCCAAAGCTCTGAAACGCTGTAAAGCCTGGCGCACCCACGAACACGGACACAGGCTCGATACGATCGGGCCGAGGATCACGCAACGCGATCGCATCCCCGCGATAACGAAGCGGCTCGAGCTGCGGCTCCTTAGGCTCGTAGTCGTCTGGGCAGACCATGTAGCCTTCCCAGTTCTTGCGCAAGGTGTTGTACGGATACCGCTGTCCGCAGAAGTCACAGAGCGCAAGGGAATACTTGCCGGTTGCATAGGCCACTTCACACCCCTAAGTCCGGCACGAACTGCACACTGGCAGTGTCCCGGTCTTCCAAGGCCGCCCGCTGGAAGTCCTCGTCGTAAATGGCCTTCATCGCAGCCGAACGCTCCGGCGCGAACTTCAGCGACAGGTAATACGCGAGGCCCGAGGCCAAACAAGGCAAGAACCTGAAGTTCACGTCCGCCGTGTTCGTGTAATCCCCCGCATCTTGGATGCGACGGATGCGGTAGTACACGAAGGTGTAGTTCTGATCCGCTGCGGGATAGAAAAAGACCTTCGGCACGTTTGTACGCTGCACGTAAAACTGCGCGGGACGCGCCTCCGAGGTCTTGTTCGGGACGTTCAGCCAGTCCTCGCGACTGATGCGCTCGATGTAGACGTCAGTGTTGGTGCCTTGACTGTTCTGGCGAATGATCGCCTCCAACACGTTCACCGTGTCGGTCGGCAACGTGATCTCGTTGACACCCTGCGTCAACGAATACGTCGCCTGCTCAATGGTCCAAAGGTTCAAGCCACGATTGGCCCAGTCCAAGAAGAGCAGATTGAGCGAGCGACGTGCGGTACTGAGCTGATATCCGCTCTGCGGCCGCATGCCGCAACGCTCAAACGCCTCTTCAACAAGGTCGTCAATCGACAGGTTGAAGTCAGTGGTGCCAGAGGTGGCCATTTAGGAGCACATCCCGCCTTTGCGATAACCCTTGACCATCCCGCCGCCCATGTAGCCTTTGGCCATCCCACCGCCCATGTAGCCCTTGACTTTCTTGCCCATGGCCATGCGCTTGTGCTGGTTGATCGCGCCGCCCTTGGACATCATCACAGGACCCGTCTTTTTGCTGGTCTCAGAGACCATTTTGTTCCGAGGACCGCTCTCCACGGCCCCACCGCCACGCGTCGCGCAGCCCATTCCACGTCCGGCCATGATTATTTCCCCTTCTTCATTGCGCGACCGCGTGCATCAGCGGTCTTGGTCTTCATGGCACGGCCCATCTTGTCCGCCATGCCGCCCTTTTTCATCTTGCCCACGCCATCGGCCGCGAAAGAAGGCACCATCTTGCCGCCTTTTTTGACCATCTTCATCTTGCCCATCATCGGATTACCCTGCCTTTCGGATTTCGTCCAGTTTTGCTTCCAAGCGGTTGAACCGCTGGTCCACATGGCTCAAAAACTTGTCAAACCGATCGTCCACTTCTCGCCGTGTGACGTGATCCCGCGCGACTTCCTCGCGCGTCCGATTGAGCAGGATGCCGAGCCGGTTCAGCTCATCAAACTTGCTCTTAATCAGGAAGGCCAAGACGCCCACGATCGCTG